GGTTGCCGTAGTAGTAGCCGATAATCGAGTTAAAGGCCGTCCCTACGGTTCCCAGAAGCACGAGAAGGGCTTCCGTCCCCTTCTCGGGCATTCCAAACACCAGCATATAGAAGATGATCGCGAAAATCCCGCAGGCGATTAGAATTGCGAGAAGCCGCGTTATCCAATTATGCCGTTCCTCGTCACAAGTCTTAGGCGGCGACATTGCCTGCGTTCAGGTCCAAGGTGGAACCCGATTCAACTGTTTGCGGCGGCAACGTCTGGGCTTCCTGAAACACCCGCGCAATCAGGTTGGCAACCTCGCCATACGGGCGCTGGGCCAGGATATTCACGATCTGCTGCAACTCGTCGATTGTAAACACTCTTTTCTCCTATGTTGACCATTGCTCAGTCGGTAGCACCGGCCATGCCGGTTCTACGCTCGGCGGATTGACCGCGATAGCCCGTAGGGCTACCCGGTAAGTAAGGAAATCCGCCAAATTTAGCAAATGCGGTGTGTTTGAGGGATTTGTTACAGACGGGATTTCCACCCAATCCGTTGCCTGGAGAAGCTGTTGGGCTTTGGTTTTGGTGCCGCTGGTGGATTGCTGCTGCTGTGCAGTGATTTCTTCCGGCGTTTTGTCCGTAACCGTCCAGGCCAGAACCCAGGCGCCATTCACCAAGGTTGGCGTAGACTGCATGGAGCAGTCTTGCGTTGCTGAATTATATGTGGGCTGCGCGGCACTTTCGACGCTAACCAACGTAAAGCCAGCCATGTTGGCCTCGGTCCCCTGGAAGGACTCAGCAACATCCTGACCCGGCGGGAAAGCCGTGTAGGGATTATCCTTTTGAAGCGCGGCGAAATCGTATGGCCACTCAGCCAACGAGCCGGAGTTGCTGATCTTTGCGTACACCTAGTGCCTCCTTAATTTGAACGAATGGAGCTTCCCAGTCGCCAAACACGTCCTGCCGGAACAGCTTCATTGTGTCGTAGTAGGGCGTGGCGGGACCGTCGATAGCATACAGATAATACGGCATGACTGGGGTTATAACCCAGGTTTCAACACCCATGGCCGCCGCAAGATGGCTGACACTGGTGCAGGCACTAATAACCAAATCGCATGATGCGATGGATTGCCTCGTGTCTTCCCAGGTGTCCAAAGACATCTGCCGCACCCATGGCGGGCAGGCTTCCGCCCCCTCGTCGCGCTGAAGGGAGACAAATTCGGCATCGTGTTCTTGAGCGGCGTTGAACATTAACTCGTAGGGGAACTTCTTGTGGTGATCCCGCTCAAACTGGGAATTGCCCTGCCAACGCAGCCCGATCCGCTTCTTGCGTCCTTTGATGGCAGCAGGTTTGCGGATGTAAGCTTCGCCCCGCAAATCAGGCAGCGTCAGGCCAAGGTAATGCGGCGCTGACATGCCTGGTACCCAGAAGTCATGGTAAACGCCGAACGCCGCTTCACGCTGGCAAACCGCTGACACGCCTTCAACGTCTATGAACAGGCAAGCCAACGGCCCAGCGCAGGAAACAACAACTTTATTGCCACGAGCGGCAATGTCGCGGGCGTAGCGAACTTGGTGGATTTGGTCGCCCAGGCCGCCCTCCAGATTCAGCAGAACAATGCCCCGGCTTTTGCCATCCCATATCTCTGTGGGGGCGTCGGGCCTAACATCGCCAAACATCTTGGCCTTTCGGCCACGATCCATAAGAGCATAACCGCGCGCAATGTCGCCTTGGCGTAGGTAATACCAACCGGCATTGTATGCCGCACGGTGATCTTCGGGCGTTTCCCGCAGCAGCTTCTGTGCAATGCGCCAGCCTTCAGCGAAGTCGCCAGCAGTGGCGGCGGCAAGTTGCAGATCGAGATCGTGAATTTCAGTCTGCGTTCGGGGGGAATCCAACCAAAACTCCGGCTGGCAGAAAGACGAATAATGGTGCTTTAGCACGTCCTTGGGGTTCTGCTTGTGCTGGCGTTCCAGTTTGGGCTTGATGTCGTGCATCCCCGCGTAGCCATGCAAGTTTTCGTCGTCTTCCTTAACGCTGCTGCCGTCGATGTTGTTGAAGTCATATTGGAACGGGGGAAGCTCCAGGAAATCGTGAATGCGCTGGATTTGGCTTTGCGGGTCTAATATAAGATCATCATACTCGATAATAAGGAATGACTCCGGCGCGAAGCGATAGCCTTCTTCCAGCGATTGATAGGCTGCTTTCAGATGGTCCATAAGTTGGCCGGTATGGATGAAGTCGTCCAGATTTTCAGGATTGGCAATGCGGATAAAAGATGCCGCACAATCCGGAATGCTGCGAACAGTCGCAATGATTTTTGGGGTGCGGTTTAAAACCTGCCGCATAGCTTGCAGAATGATTGGGATCGGCCAGCCGCGCGACTTATCAATGACCGTCTGTGCGGGCGTGTGAACATAGAACGACTCAATGACGCCGCGCATGACCTGCGCCAGAGCGTTTCTTTCAGGGTCGTTTTTGTTCAAAAGCGGAGCTTGCGCCCAGGTATTGGCGAGGCCGTCCAGAGCATGCACGAGGCCAGATGTTGTGCTGACGTGCGTGTTTGGGTTCTGGTTCAGGATGGCTGCAAGGACGGTAGAGCCTGAGCGGGGAAGGCCGGAAAGGAAATGAAGATTTTTCACGTGTGGATTCCGAAGGTTTGATAAGAACCGCTAGCTATATTAGACCAAGTGGTTAAACTTCCAACTTGTTTTGGACTTGAGTAATATGTCAGGTTTCCTAAACCAAGCTGTCCATAATTGCTCCTTCCCCAAGCCCATAAGGTTTTATCTGTTTTTAACGCAATTGTGTTATAATAACCAGCCGATATTCGTAACCAAGTGGTTAAACTTCCAACCTGTTTAGGACTTGAGTAATTTGTTGTGTTCCCAAAACCAAGCTGACCGTAGGCGTTATTTCCCCAAGCCCATAAGGTTTTATCTGTTTTTAACGCAATTGTGTAATAAAGACCACCAGCCACATTAGACCAAGTGGTTAAACTTCCAACTTGTTTTGGACTTGAGTAATTTGTTGTGTTTCCAAGACCAAGCTGTCCTTGGTCATTGCGTCCCCAAGCCCATAAGGTCCCATCTGTTTTTAGCGCAAATGTTTGATTGGGACCACAAGCTATATTAGACCAAGTGGTTAAACTTCCAACCTGTTTTGGACTTGAGTAATATGATGTGTTCCCAAGGCCAAGCTGACCGTAGGGGTTAAATCCCCAAGCCCATAAGGTCCCATCTGTTTTTAGCGCAATTGTGTGATAAGAACCGCAAGCTATATTAGACCAAGTGGTTAAACTTCCAACCTGTTGAGGACTTGAGTAATATGATGTGTTCCCAAAACCAAGCTGACCGTAGGAGTTTTTTCCCCAAGCCCATAAGGTTTTATCTGTTTTTATCGCAAGTGTTTGATAAGAACCGCAAGCTATATTTAACCAAGTGGTTAAACTTCCAACTTGTTTTGGACTTGAGTAATTTGTTGTGTTTCCAAGACCAAGCTGACCGTAGGAGTTTTTTCCCCAAGCCCATAAGGTTTTATCTGTTTTTATCGCAAGTGTGTGTGCATAACCACAAGCTATATTAGACCAAGTGGTTAAACTTCCAACCTGTTGAGGACTTGTTGAATAATATGATGTGTTCCCAAGACCAAGCTGTCCTTGGTCATTGCGTCCCCAGGCCCACAACCTTCCACTAACCACAGCCCCAGCCGCCTTCGCCCCAAACCCAAAGGCGTTCGCGGAAGCCACCCCTCGTGTGATAATCGTCGGCACAGCAACCTCACTTAAACTGCGTCAGCGAAGCCAGAATCGTATAAGTGGCGCTCGCCGTTTTCGTTATCGAGAACTGATACACGTCGATGCTGGACGCATTGCCTGCTGTCGGCGCTGTGCCGCCCTGCCATTTCGGCGTGACGGAAGAACCGTCAACCTGAAAGGCGCTGGCATAATACGCGGTTGCCCCGTTCGTGTTCAAAAACACGCAGGTGACTGTCTGCCCCGTGGCCAGCGCCGTGTTCATGGAGGTGCCGGAACTGAAGGCAAAATTCAGCGTGAAGTTCGCGGAGGCGCTGCTTGTGTAATACAAGATGCTTTGGCTATTCACGTAGAAGTTGATTGTGCCAGTTGCGGCTGTCGCGGAAACTGTAGTGGTTTCCGCTGAGTTCAGCAGAACCGTGGCAAAGGTTGAAGACGAGCCGTTGAAGGTTTGCGTTGCCGTGAAAGTCGTCGCCGTGCCGGGCGCGACAAAATCCGTTCCGGCTGTGGCGGCGGTAAACGCCGAGGTGCCATTGCCTTTGAGGACACCTGTAAGGGTAGCGGCACCCGATCCGCCCGCCGCAACAGGAAGCGTGCCAGCCGTCAAAGCAGAACTGGACGAAGAGTAGATGGCGTTGTTCGCGGCTGTGAAGCCCGTCAGGCCGGTCCCGCCGTTTGCAGTGGCAAGCGTGCCGCCAAGCGTCACAGCGCCCGTTGTGGACGTGGAAGGCGTCAGGCCCGTGGAACCAGCCGAGAACGACGCCACTGTATTGGCCGTGGACGCCAGCGTGCCAGTCGTGGGCAGCGTAACGCTCGTGGTGCCCGTTACCACCAGCGTCGTGGCAAACGCGCCGGAGAGGGTCATATTCCCGCCCAGCGTCAGCGTATTGGTGCCGTTGTTGACGCCAGTGCCGCCCGAGCTTGCTGGCAGCGTGCCGGTCGTCAACGCGCTGGTGCTGGTCGCGTAGACAGCGCCGCCGGACGTAAAGGCAGTCAGACCCGTCCCGCCATTGGTAGTCGCCAGCGTGCCCGCCAAGGTAACAGCGCCCGTTGTCGCCGTAGATGGCGTCAGGCCCGTCGTGCCAGCGGAGAACGAGGCAACAGTGCTGCCAGTCGTGGCCAGCGTGCCGCTCGTCGGAATCGTGACGCTCGTGGTGCCGGTGGCTGTAATCGTGACAGGGAAAGCGCCCGCGTGGGTGACGTTACCCGCCATCGTCAGCGTATTGGTGCCGTTGTTGACACCTGTGCCGCCATTCGCTGACGGCAGAACACCCGTCACGCCAGTTGTCAGCGGCAAACCGGTAGCGTTTGTCAGCACCAGCGCCGATGGCGTTCCAAGGGCTGGCGTTGTCAACGTCGGGCTGTTGCTCATCACAACAGAACCAGCCGTGCCGGTTATTGTGTATTCGCCAACAGTTCCAGAATTGTCGAACAGAACCCTTCCAGAAGTGCCGCCCGAAACCGTCGAGGAACCAACTGCAAGGTTGCTGCCGCTCGGAGGCAGAAGCGCCACGTTCACAATAGCTGAAGGGCTTGCCGGGCGCGTTGGGCTTGTTCCAGCGGCCTGATAAACCAAACTCGTCGTTGTAGAAGACGAAGACC